GGGAGGTGCCATGAACCCCGCCCACCTCGCCCGCGAGCTCTCCGACCTCGCCAAGCACGCCGCCAGCGCCGCGCGTGGGATGCACGCCAGCGGCGATGCGAACGGCGGCTACTACAACGACGGGCGCGAAGCTGCGTTCGCGTGGCTCGCGTACCTGCTCCTCAACCCGGAATCGCACCTCATGCAGAAGCTGCGGGAGGAGGTGAAGCCGTGACCCGCCGCCCGAATCCGTGATAGCCTGACCAGACATCAACCCTTCCCGCGGAGCGGCAATGGGCAAAGAACAACAACTCGCGGGCGCAGCCCTCGAACGTGACCTCGACACCTTCCACCACGGCATCGTGGGCTGGTACGTCCAGCGCAACCACCCCAAGGACAAGCGCACCAAGGGACCGCCCGACTACATCGCCGTTGGGCATGGGCGCGCCCTGCTCTTCGACGCGAAGTCAACCCGCCTCCATGCGTGGCCCGTCGCGCTACTGAAGCCGCACCAAGCCGCCGCCTTCGATTCGTTCGACCGGGCCGGCGGGCGCTCGTTCATCTACATGCGAACCGCCGAGGGCGATGCCGTCGTGTGGTGGGCGACCTTCCGCGACCGGTGGAGGCGCTGGTACACCACCGGCCACCCGGCATCGCTCACACTCGCCGATGGCGTAGAAACGCTCGGCGGTAACTGGACGGTGACGGTATGCGAATGAACACCGCCGATACGTCCCTGGTGCCCCTCGCCCCCGGCGCCGTGCCCCGCAAGTGGCAGACCGAAGCGATGATGGCGATCCGCGAGCACCTGCCCAAAGAGCAAGCCGTGTTGATCTCCGCGGCCACCGGCACCGGGAAAGGCACCCTGATCGCCTCGCTCACGGTCAAGGCCGCGCGAGCGGGCAAGCGGTGCCTCTTCCTGGTCCACCGCGACGAGCTCATTGACGACGTGATGCAGCGGGCGCGCGAGATCGAACCCGCCCTCCACGCCGGCAAGGTAAAGGGTTCGGTCAACGAGATCGACCGGCAATGCGTGTTCGCCTCCGTCCAGACCCTCCGCGGCAAGCGGCTCGACACGTTGCCGGCGTTCGACTTCGTATTTACTGACGAGGCCCACCACGCCCCCGCGAAGTCGTATCAGGCCATCTACAAGCGGGCCGAGGCCCTAAACCCGAAGTGGAAGCACATCCTCTTTACGGCCACGCCCTACCGCAACGCGGGCGGCGGGCGCACGGAAGGGCTCGGCGATGTCGTGAGCTTCCTCGCCTACGAATACAGCTTGAAGCAGGCGATCGAAGATGGAGCCCTCTGCCCTATCCGCGGCGTGACCATCGAAACAGACCTCGACCTGAGCGGCGTGGACCCGGCCGACGAGGACGAGCTGGCGAAGATGATCGACACCGAGCCGCGGAACCGCGCCGCCGCGGCGAAGTACCTGGAGCACGGCAGGGGAAAGCAGGCGCTCGCCTTCACCGTCACGATCGACCACGCGCGACACCTCGCCGCCGAGTTGCAAGCCGTCGGCGTCACCGCGGAGGCCGTGTGGGGCACCGACAAGGAACGCACCCGCAAGATCGAATCGTTCAAGGCCGGTCAGATCGCCGTGCTCTGCAACAACAACCTCCTATCAGAAGGCTTCGACCACCCGCCGACCGAGATCGTGATGCTCTTGCGACCGACACATAGCCGAGGGCTCTACGCGCAGCAGGTAGGGCGCGTCACCCGCAACAGCCCGCGCACCGGCAAGGTGGAGGGCGTGATCCTCGACTTCGTGGCCAACTCCTCGACGCATGACCTTGCGTCACTCGTGGACCTCACCAAGCCGACCGAGCCGGGACCGCGTATCGAAGTCGGCGCCGAGGTGAGACACCGGCAACACGCGGCACTCTCTCGCGGCCTCGTGACCGAGGTGCGCAACTATGCCGACCGAGACAACCAGGGCGATGCGCGCGTGCTCTGGCGCGGCGCTCCTGACTCGCTCGACCTCGAAGAGACGACCGACAAGCAACTCGAAACGCGGGCGCTCGCGCTCGCCTCCGACCCTGACTTGTTCGAGTCGTCGCGCTGGTGGCGCTGCCGTGACCTCGTGATGGTCAAGCCACCCCGAAAGCCAAACGAGCCAGAGCAGGTATCAATGGGCGTCGGCGTGCGAGGGATGCGCGAGTTCTCGATCTCCCTGTTCGGCGAGGCCGAGCGCGGCACCACGCGCGCAGGGTGGTTCGAGACGACGATCAACAACCGCCGGATCATGGTCGCCAAGGGCGAGCGGTTCGGTGAGTCGGCCATGCTCCGCGAGGCGGGCGACGTGTGGGAAGCGTGGATACGTCGTGAGATCGAAGTCGAATGTATCGCCGTCGGCCCGTTCGATGAATGTGAAGCCGCTACCCGGCAACACTTCAAGCCGGGCAAGCTCGACAAACGACGCATGGCCGACACACCAACCGAGAAGATGATTGCCGCTCTCGTGAAGTGGAAGATCAAGCCGCCCGATGGGCTTTCCTTCGGCGAGGCGTCGTTCCTGCTCGAAGCCAAGGGCTTTCAGGCGCAGATCAACAGGGCGCGGTCGTGAGCGGGTGGATCGACCGGCAACGCCGCACCGTCGCCGAGGTGGCCGCCGGGCTCGGCTATGAGGGCGACCCTCGCCGCGGCTACCCGTGCCCCGCCTGCAACGAGCCGCACCGGGACGGCCGCCGCGGCGCTGTCGTCGTCGGCCCCGGCGGCGGCTGGAAGTGCTACAAATGCCCCGCCATGGGCGACGGCCTGGACTACCTGAGCTATGCACTCACCGGGCACCGGCTCCGCGATGCCAGCGACGATGGGCGCCGAGCCGTGCGCGATTGGTGCGGCGAGGCCCCGCCACCGCGACCAGCCGCGCCACCTCCACCCGCGCGATACGCCGATGTGTCGAGCTTCTGGAGCGCCTGCTATCCGTGCCCGTCGGGCGACCCGTTCCTCATCGCCCGCGGGTATCGCAATGTATCACCCGACCTCGCGCGATTCACTCCCCCAGCGAGCGAGCTTTACCCGGACTGGTGGCCAGTCGGCCGGGCCGCAACGTGGCGACTCGTTACCCGCGGGTGGTCCTTCGCCGGCCCCGCGCCGCAAGCCGTCAACCTCCACGGCCGCGCCATCGTGGAGCCACCAGAGTTCAACGGGCGACGCATCAAGACCGTGTGGGGTAAGAACCTCGACGCCCGAGGTTTGCTCTTCTGGAACGGCCGCACACCCGTAGATGGTGGGCTCGTCGTTGTCGCCGAAGGGCTCACGGATTGGCTCGCGCTATCGTGTTGGGCCGAATACAGAGAGCCCGTTACCGTGTTCGGCCTCACCTCCGGGGGCGCAGAAGCCTTCGCGGGCATCGCCCTGCCCGACACCGCCGACCTCATCATCGCCACCGACAACGACACCGCCGGCAACGACTACGCCGCGAAGGTCGCCGCCCACTATCGACACCGCAAAATACACCGCACCCGCCCACCGGAAGCCAAATGACCTCCCCTAAGATCGACATCTCCGACCTCTACGCGCAAGGCGTAGACCTCACCGAGCTTCTGCTTTCCGCCGAGGTCTACCACGAGCCCGCCGAGCTGGAGATCGTGCGACCCGACGACCCAGACGACCCCGGGCACGACATCGCCCCCGACATCATCGACACCGATAGCGAGCGCCTGACCGACCTCGGCAACGCCCGCATCCTCGTGCGCCTCGCAGGCGGCGATATCCGGTGGTGCGGGGCCATGCCAGGCGAAGGGTGGATGCTGTGGGATGGCGCCAAGTGGCGACCGGACACCACCCGCGCCGCCTACCGGCTCGCCGACATCGTGGGCGAAGAGTGGCGCAAGCGAGCGCCGCCCGACTCCACCGACCTCGTACTCAGCGAGGAAGAGAAGCGAGCACGCGCCATGCGGAAGGCCATCCTCGCCCACGCGAACAAGTGCGAGAGCGCCGCCGGCATCCGAAACATGCTCGAGGTGCTCCGCGGGCGCCAGTCCATCGCCGTTGACGTTGACGCATGGGACCACGACCCGCTCATGCTCAACACCACCGACCAGACCTACAACCTCCGCACCGGGCGCCGTCACCCCAACCGCCGCGCCGACCTGATCACCCGGTCAACCTCCGTCGCCGCCCAGCTCGCCGACTGCCCGACGTGGCGCGCGTTCCTCCTCCGCATCATGGGCGGGCCGCTGGTCGCCCCGGACACCGCCGCCCTCGACGCAGCCTACGCAGACCCCGCGAACGCCGCAGCCGTGGAGATGGTCGCGTTTCTCCAGCGCGCTGCCGGCTACGCCCTGACCGGCGATACGTCCGAGCAGTGCATGTTCATCGCCTACGGCACCGGCCGAAACGGCAAGGGCGTGTTCCTCAACACCCTCAAGGCCATCCTCGGCAGCTACGCCCAGGGGGCTCAGGTCGCCACCTTCGTAGACCGCAAGGCCGGGGGCATTCCCAACGACCTCGCCGCCCTCGCTGGCGCACGCTTCGTGCTCTGCTCCGAGCCCAACGAGGGCGCCCCGCTTGACGAGGGCCTGATCAAGACCGTGACCGGTCAGGACACCGTGACCGCGCGCTTCCTCAATCGTGAGTTCTTCGACTTCATCCCCCAGTTCAAGCTCTGGATGATGACCAACCACAAGCCGCCCATCAAGGGCACCGACAACGGCATCTGGCGCCGGCTCCGCTTGATCCCGTTCGCCTTCACGATCCCCGACGACGAGGTAGACGGCGACCTCCCCAACAAGCTGAAAGCCGAGCACGCCGCCATCCTGCGCTGGATGATCGAAGGCTTCAAGGAGTGGAAGGCCCAGGGCCTCGCCGCACCCGCCGCCGTGACCGGAGCCAGCGCCAAGTACCGGCAGGAGATGGACATGCTCGGCGACTTCGTGGAGGAGCGGTGCGAGGTCAACTCGCTCCTGAGCGCAGAGAACGCGCCGCTCTACGCCAGCTATGTCGAGTGGGCCAAGGATAACGGGCTACGGCCTCGCTCCCACAAGTGGTTCTCGCAGGAGCTCCAGCGGAAGGGCATGAAGCAGGCGAACGACCGAAGCACCGGGCGGCGGTGGACAGGCATCAGCCTGACCGTCAAGGCTCGGCAGACCGGGTTCGGAGAGTGAACGGACACATTACGACACGTTCCGCAGATGTCGGACAGGAGAGAATGCCGATGGGAACGCGATCCGGACACGTGGACACTTCAGAGGCCGAAAGTCGCATCTGTATACATGATGTGCGCTTTCCTTTTTCCTCACGTGAGAGACTACTAAGAAAACGTGTAGCAAGTGTCAGTATGGGCCGCAAACCGTCAATCTCCTGTAGTACGATCTGTCCGCGATCTGTCCGACGTGCGCCGGTCGCCACCTTCCCGCCCTCGTGGTAGGCTACGGCATGCTCGGCAACATCCCCGCCCGCGACCTACCCGCCCTCGTGGTCATTCTTGCGTTTGCCCTGGTCGAGCGGGTGGTGGAGTCGAGGTGGCTGCGATGGGTAGCCGCTGCGCTCGTGGCGGTCGTGACGGTTGGCGTTCTCGGCGCGCTCGTGGTGGCTCCGTAATGGGCGTGGTCGTGCATGATCCGGCATTGATCGCGGTTCGCGTGGCAGCGATGCTCTGCACGGGCGCGACGAACGTGGAGATCGCCGAGGAGATCGGCGCACACCGCAACACCGTCACGCGGCTGATTCAGTCGCCCGAGGTGCTGGAGGAGGTAGAGCGCATCCAGAACGACGCGCGGACCAGCGCCAAGCGCGTAGGGGCTGGGCTGCTCAACTCGGCGGTGGGAGTGTGGCGCGATGCCTTGAAGGCTACCGCCGGCCCCGCTGGTGAGTGCCCCCATTGTAGCGGGGCGCTCGACAGCCCGGCCGACCACGCCATCCGGCTCCGCGCCGCCGACTCGGTGGCCGATCGCTTCGGCCTGCCGAAGACGGAGGTGCAGGAGCTCACCGGGGCGCTCACGCTCGGGGAGAAGTCCGACGAGGAGCTGGCGCGCGTCACGCTGGAGGAGGCGATCGCCATCCTTGACGAGCAGGGCCACCACGAAGCAGCGGCGGCCGTTCGTGCCACTCTCGCGATCTGACCTCCTCCGCGGCGCACGGGCGGCGAAGTCCAGGCACGAGCGGCGGGCGCAGGCTCCGATCGCTTACTCCCGCCTGTGGGATGTCGCGGCACCGCGGGCGAGCTCGCAGCGAGGAGCGGCGCGAGCGGTCAAGGGGGCGCTGGCGTTTGCCGTGCTGGGTGGGAACGGATCGGGCAAGAGCGCGCTGGCTGCGGAGTTCGCCGTTGCCGCGATGCTCGGGAGTCGCCACCCTGACGCCCGGCGATGGCTCGACGCCAACGGCCTCGACCTCGACACCATCCCGCCCTACCCCGGCCGCGTGCTGTTCTCGGCGCTCACGAGCAACGACAGCCGCAAGGTGCTGCGGGAGAAGGTGCGGCGCCTCCTGCCGGCGGGATGCAAGTGGCGTAACGAGCGGGGCGACGGTGAGGCCGAGGTCTCGGCACCGGGTGCGGTGGGCAACAACGGCACGATCGTCTTCAAGAGCAACGACCAGGGGGCGCGGGCGTATCAGGCTGACGAGTTCGACATCATCATTCTGGACGAGGAGCACGACTCGGCCGTGTTCGGCGAGTGCCTGATGCGGCTCGGTCGGCGCCCGTGGAAGGGCTGCTACATCCTCCTGAGCATGACGCCGCTAAAGGGCATGACGTGGGTTTACGACGACTTCCAGAGCGAGCCCAAGCCGGGCTACCGGTACGCTGAGATCGACGGCCGCGACAACCCGTACATCGACCAAGCGGGCCGAAAGCAGCGCATGGCGAGGTATGGCGAGCACGAGAAGGCGGCGCGCGAGTCGGGTAAGTTCGTGGCGCTCGAGGGGCTGGTCTACTCCGGGTGGAGCCGCGCGGTTCACCTCGTGCCGGCTACGCCCGTGCCGGCCGAGTGGCGCCGGGTGGCGGGGATCGACTTCGGCACGAGCAACCCGTTCGCCTGTTGCCTGTTCGCGATTGACCCTGCCGATGACGTGCTTCACCTCCTCGCCACGCACTACCAGGCGGGGCTACGGTGGGAGGAACACGCGGTCAAGCTGCGGGCCATGTTCGAGCAGTACGGGTGGCCAGAGACGATCTGGGCCGACCCCGAGGAAGCGAATGGGCGAATGACGCTGCGGAACCTCGGCATCGACACGCGGGCCGCGCGCAAGGACATCCGACCGGGCATCAACGCGGTAGCCTCGCGGCTCGCGCTCGACGCTCAGGGCTACCCGCATCTCGTCGTACACGACACGGTGGCCAATCGGCCGTTCGTTCGTGAGATCGAAGGCTACGTCTGGGCACCGCGCACCGGGGCGAAGGACTCGCCCGACCTGCCCTTGAAGGCGAACGACCACGCGATCGACGCCGCTCGCTACGCAGTCTACAACCTCGCCGCGGGAGTGGTGGACTGGGGAGCGTCGTACTGAGCGCCTTGACAACCTGTCATAGCCGTGCCACGCTGTCGCCATGGCGTGGCGCTTCCCCTCTTGGGCCGACATGGCGAAGGCCATCGGCTACGGCTACGAGGAGCCCAAGCAGCTCCCGCAGGTAGGCGCCTCTTCCGCCCCCGGCGCTGCGACCTTCGACCCTCACGCCTCGATGGCCGCGTTCGCCACGTTCCCGTGGGTGCGCGCGTGCGTCAACGCCATCGCCGACGACCTGAGCGGCCTACCGCTGCGCCTGACCCGCGGCGAGGGTGCCAACGAGCAGGTGATCGACCGGCACCCAGTGCTCGACCTCCTCGCGCAGCCGACCACGACATCCGACCGGACGATGTGGGAACGGCAGCTCATCACCTACTGGCTCCCGACCGGCACCGCCACGATCCTCCTGGTGGGCGAGCGGGAACCGGTGAGCCTGCCCCTGCTTCACCCCGAGGCCGTGCAGCCGGTGATGGACGAATACGGGATGCTGGAGGGCGTGCAGTTCTCTCCGCGGCAGGGCGCCCCTCGTCGCTACTTCCCGGCCTCGTCGGTCGCGCTCGTGTCGCTCACCTCGTGGCAGGCCGATGCTCGGTCGCTGGTGGGCGAGGGTATGATCTCGGCGCTCGTGGACGACCTGAACGCCGAGCGAGGCGCGGCCAAGCTGGCGTCCAAGCAGGCGAACCGTGGGCGGCCAGAGGCGATCATCTCCCCGGCCGACAAGGACCAGCAGCTTACGAAGGTGCAGCGCGACCAGATCGCCGCCGCTTACGCAGACTTCAGCGCCTCGAAGGCGCCCGCGTTCGTGATGTCGGGCGCGATCAAAGCCGAGTTCCCATCGTTCTCGCTCCGAGACATGGAGTTCGGCGAGCAACGCAAGATGACGCGCGAGACGGTTCTTGGCCTGTTCGGCGTGCCGCCTACGCGCGTGGGCCTCCCGACCGCGAACTACGCCACCTCGAAGCAGCAAGATCAAGTCTACTGGCAGGGCTTGAAAGCGCACGCCGCGGTGATTGACGCGGCGCTCACCCGCATCGCTCGCCGGTTCGATCCGTCGATCCGGGTGGCGCACGACTTCAGCAGCGTGCCGGCGTTCCAGGAGTCGCGGGATGCGCGCCTCGACCGCGTGGCAACGTGGGTAACGCTCGGCGCCGATGCAGCCGAGGCCGCCGCTTACGAGGGATTCGCCGATGCCCCGCTGACGATGGGCGCGGCTGACGAGGAGGAGCAGGAGGTAGCGCCCCCGGCGAAGTCCATCCTTCACCTGTTCCGCGAGGTCAACGGCGACGACGAGCCGGCCTCCGCGGTGATGGCGGTGCCCGAGGGCGAGGAAGCGCGCTCGGCAGCGTGGGGCGACTGGGTGGCCAAGATTCACACGCCCGCCGAGGTGAAGCTCGCGCGTGCGACCATGGCCGCGCTGAAGCGTCAGGGCGCGCGGGTGGCCGCTCGGCTCGAAACGATGCCGGTCCAGCTCAGCGCGGGCGCCGAGGTCCGCAAAGACCTGGTGCTCGACATCATGGGCTGGCTGTTCCCGGCCGACGAGGCGCGACTGTGGGCCGACTCGATGCGCCTGCCGCTGCGTGAGACGGTGCGCGCGGGCTTCCGCGACGGCGCCGAGCAGCTTGGGAAGGATTGGGTGTGGAGCGGCAGCGAAGCCGACCCGCTGACCGAACGGCGGCTCGCCGAGTTCGTCACGTTCACCGATGGGCCGACCAAGGACCGCGTGCGCGCCGCGGTGCAAGAGGGCATCGACGCGGGCGAGACAGTCAACGAGCTCGGCATCCGGGTACGCGGGTGCGGCGCGTTCTCGCCCTCGCGCTCGCTGCTCATCGCTCGCACCGAGACGACCCGCAGCCTAAGCGGTGGCCACACGGCCGCCTATCGCCGGTTCGCCGACGAGACGGGGCAGACCGTCAAGAAGCAATGGCTATCCGCCCGTGATTCGTCCGTGCGCGATGCCCACGCCTTCCTTGACGGGCAGACCGTGGGCGTAGCCGAGATGTTCACCGTACCCGCCGGGGAGTTCACCGGGGCGACTGCGGAAGGCCCTGGGGGGTTCACCGCCGCCGGCCTCGTGTGCAACTGCCGATGTGCAACCGTTCCCGTCATCGAGGAGGCCGCATAATGAGCGACCATCGTACCGTTCTCGCCGTCCGCAAGTCGCTCACCCTTGACGGCGTGGAGCGTCAGGTGTTCGTTGCCTCCACCGCATCGAGCGACCGCATGGACGATGTGATCGACCAAGCAAGCTGGAAGCTCGACAACTACCGGATGAACCCGGTGGTGCTCACCGATCACGACTACCGCGCCGGCAACGTCGTCGGGCGTGGTGAGGTGTCGATCGTGGAGGGCGTGGGCCTCGTGCTCGATGTCGTCAAGTGGTCGAGCAAGGAGTACGCGCAGGCGGTCAAGCTCGACGTAGAGGAGGGCATCATCAACGCCGTTAGCGTGGGCCTTCGCCCCGGTCGCCGGGTGGCGCGCCGCTCGCTGCCCTCGACTGACCCGCTGCACCTCGCCGAAGGGTACGGCGAAGTCTACTACGATTGCGACCTGCTCGAAATCAGCATCGTAGCGGTGCCGGCGAACGCCGAAGCGGTGGCCGTGCGGGCAGCGCAGAAGGCGAGCGCCGAAGAAATCGCGGACGCACTCCTTGACAAGTTGGCACAAGACCCCGCGCGACGTGCTATCATGCGTGACATGTTGGCAACCCCTGACAACGTGGCGCACCTGTTCGCCACCGATGACGCCAACGAAGCTTCTCCCCTCTCTCACCTCTTCGGAGCCTGAACCATGGAAATCGAGATCAAGAGCAACGCCGACCTGATCGGCCAGTTCCGCGCCATCCACAAGGACATCGGCGACAACAAGGCCGCGCAGGACCGCGCCGCAGCCGACTTCGCCGACAAGCTCCGCGCCATCGAGGAGCGCAACGCCCTCGCCGGAAAGTCGATCGCCACGCCCGTTGGTGGTGAGGCCGCCCTGGTGTCCCGCTTCATGCGCGCCGATGGCAGCGTGAACCTTTCCCGCTCGGTGGAGCGCGTCGAGTTCGCCGGCCAGATGGTCGACGTGCAGCGCGACGGCCTGTTCACCGACGCCCCCGCTACCGAGTGGGATCGCGACCTGAAGGCCATCGGCCTCGCCGCCACCCTCTACCGCTCCGTGACCGGGCGCAACCCCGTCAGCCTGAAGGGCCGCCTTCTCGCCCACGCGGCGAAGGCCCCGACCGCGGGCGGGTTCCGCACCGCGCTGGAGAAGACCATCGCGAAGAGCATCAGCGACACCGCCGGATCGGGCGCCGAGTGGATTCCCGACACGCCGATCAGCGCGCTCTACGAGGAGTTCTTCACCCCCAACGGCATCGCCGCCCTCTTCGACGTGGTGAACATCAACGGCCCGATCATCGTGCCGAAGATCACCGACACCGGCCGCCCCTACCTGAAGGGCAAGGTTTCGACCAACGACCCCGACCAGTACACCGCGTCCGACTTCACCTCCGATTCGCAGACCATCGAGGTGGCCGGCTTCGCGGCTCGCTTCCTGATCGACGATGCCGCGACCGAGGATGCGATCTTCGCGCTCGCTCCCGAGATCGCCAAGCGGGCCGCCCGCGCGATCGGCGACGGCTACGAGGACTGCATGATGAACGGCGACACGACCGCGACCCACCAGGACGCGATCGCCTCGTGGAACCTCCGCAGCCGTTGGGGCGCCTCCGGCCTCGGTGGCAGCGCCGACCACCGCCGCGGCTTCCTCGGGTTCCGCGCCCTCGCCGCTGACCGCAGCCTGACCGTGGACCTCACCGCCGCCCAGACCGCCGCGGGCGTGATGGGTTCGGTCGTGGGCGCCATGGGCGAGCTCGCCGCCAGCGACATCGCGCTCATCACCTCCCCCGAGGTGCTGTACAAGAAGCTCATGGTTGATTCCAACGTCCTCACCGTGGATAAGATGGGCAACCGGGCCACGATCATGACCGGCCAGCTCGCGAGCATCGGCGGACACCCGCTGTTCTCCTCGCGCTGGATGGGCGCGGACCTCGCGAGCACCGGCCTCTTCACCAACTCGGGCGCCCTCTCGGGCCTCGTGGCGGTGAGCCGCAGCGAGTGGAAGCACTACGCCAGCCGCTCGGTCATGGTCGAGCAGGACAAGGACATCACCCGCGGCGCCTTCAACGTCGTGGCCACGCAGCGCAAGAGCCTGCGGACCCTGAGCGGGTCGTCCAGCAAGGTCGTGTTCTACGCCTACAACATGCTCTAACGAGCGCACCCCTTCCCACCAGGAGCCTCTACCATGATGACCGAGTTCACCGACCGCGTGAAGTGCGCGGGAACCGACGCAACCGATGCCGAATACCTGCTGAACGCTTCGCTCAACGCGGCGAAGATCAAGCGGGTCTACCTCGTGCCCAACGTGTCGGTCACGGCCAACGACACCAACTACATCACCCTCACGGTCAAAAAGGGTTCCACGACCCTCGTAACCCGCACGACCACCGTTGCCGGCCTCGGCATGGTGGCGGGTACGGTGGAGTCCATGCCCATCACCGGCACGGGCGCCGACCTCGAACGTGCCGCCGCTGGCGTGTTCGCCGTGGCCGTGGCGAAGGCCGGCACCGGCCCCGCCTATGATTTCGATGTGGTGGTGGTGTACGAAGGCGTGCGCTCCTAATGAAGTCCTACCGGCTCGTTGGATTGCCGCACTACGCCGGCACGCGGGAGGGCTTGACGGCTCTCTGGCGTGCGGGCGAAGAACGCGCGCTGTCTGACGAGTCGGCGGCCTACATGCTGGCCACGTTTCCCGGCTCGATCGAGGTGGCGACGGTCGCCGCCGCGATGGAGTCCCCGCCGGTTGACAAGGCCATGCGCTCACCCCGGAAGGGCTGAGCCATGGCGTTGATCACCGCAGCCGAGGCGCGCGGGCACATCCCGCAACTGACCGGCACGGCCGAGGATACCCTTCTCGACCTGTGGATCGGACGCATCGGCGCCGTGTTCGCCGCGTGGTGCGACTACCCACCGTCAACGGCGGGCGCAGCGCCTACGATGGAGAGCACGAGTTACACCAGGTACATCGACGGCCCCGGCGGGCGTGAGCTCACGCTTGATGTGTGGCCCGTTACCGCGGTGGGTTCGATCTACGACGATGCCAACTGGACGTGGGCCGCTGCGGACCTTGTGGCCTCCGGGGACTACGCGATCCTCGACGGGTCCATTGGCCTCGTGCTGCTCACCGAGACGGCATCGCATGGCAGTTGGGGCACGGCGCGCCGTGCGCTCAAGGTGACGTTCACGGCGGGGTACACGACCATTCCCGCGGCGCTGAAGATGGCGGCCATCCTCGCGGTTCGCAACGCTTGGAACCTGCGCGCTGAGCAGGGCCGATCCAACGTGAGCGGCGGCGGTGTGTCGCTCGGGCTTCGTGACGAGGAGTTGCTATCCCCGGCGGTGCGGCAGGCGCTCGCTCCGTTCCGTTTGCCGCGGGCGCTCCTGTGACGGTGGCGATGATGGAGGCCCGCCTGTTGGAGTTGCGCGCGGCGGTGCCTCTCGCGGCTCGCGACGCGCTGGGCACGCTCGGGCAGCGTTCTACGGCGGTGGTGCGCGGCTTGCTGAGCGGCAACCGGCTCGCGGTTCGTTCGGGCCGGCTCCGCAACTCCGTGGGGATGGAAGTCAAGGCGACCGGCGAGGGCATCGAGCTGGAGGTGTGGGCCGGTCGTGACGCAAACGTGCGATACGCCGCGCTGCAAGAGCACGGCGGCGTGGTGCGCCCCAAGCGCGGGCGGTTCCTCGCCATCCCGGTAGGGCCGGCAAAGACGGGCGCGGGCGTCACCAAGGGCGGTTGGGAGTCGCCCCGGACGGCGCCGGTCAAGCTGCGGTTTGTGCCTATCCGGGGCGGTACGATGGGCCGGCTCGTGATGGACCAGCGCGGCAAGAGCACGACCGCCTACATCCTCGTGCGCTCCGTGAGGGTGAAGCCCACGCACTACATGCGCGACACCGAGAACGCGGCTCGTGCGGCGTTCCCTGACCTGTTCGCGGACGCTCTCCAGCGGCGGGTGAGCTAATGCCCACCAAGCTCACCACGCTGCGCGAGGGCATGGTTACGGCCCTGAGCGCCTGCACCATCGCGGGCGGCTACTACTACGACCTGAACGGCGACGGTCAGGTGATTTGCGGCGTGTACGAGTCGCCCCCGCGCTCGGGTGTGGCGGTGGTCATGCTCGCGGCGCTCGACGTTTCGAGCCGCATGGGGGAGCCCCTGGGGGCCTACACCCGCACGGCGACGTGGACGCTTGCCTGTTGGGCGCCGGCCACGGTGGACAAGCCGGCAGAACGGATGCTCGCGCAAGAGCGGTTGCTTGACGACGTGACCCGCGCGCTTGAAATCGCGGTGCGATCCTCGTCGGGCGGCTTGTTCGGCTCCGGGTGGTACGACGTGCAGCTACTTGAGATGTCGGAAATCAGCGGACTCAACGGCGAGGCCGCCGGCTGTGTTACCTTCGGGGCACGGTTCGAGTTCTTCTGCCGCGCGAGCAAAGTGGGGGGCGTATGAAAGCGGTCAAGGTCGAAAGCACGGGCTACCGGGGCGAGTACCCCGCGGGCGTGTACTGGTCGCCCGGCGAGGTGCGCGAGGTGCCTGCGGACGCCGTGGAGGCGCTGCCGGTTGGCCTCGCGGTGGTGAAGCCTGCCCCCGCTCCGAAGGCCGCCAAATGAGCTGGCGCAGCTCCCTCGACACCTACCGTCAGCCGTTGTCGATCGACAACACGGCGGGAGCTGGGGGCGCATTCGACGCGACGATTTCGATCCCGGCGGACTGGGATCACTTCTGGACTACGGTGCTGGCGACCGGCTACGACATGCGGGTAACGGGTCCGGACGGCACGACCGTCGTGAGCAAGCTCGATCTGGCCTCGTTCAACACCACGACGAAGACCGGCACGATCGAAATCCAGGACACCGCCCCCGCGGCGGGGATGCTGCAATACTGGCTCTATTGGGGCGATGCGACCTTGGGAACGGGGATTACCGCGTTCGTGCCGGCCTCGGCAAAGACGGGGCATATCGACCTGGGCGCCCCGGTGCCCGGCTACCTGTTCGCGGCTCAGTCGCAGGAGCGGTTGGGCGATACGTCGCCAAAGAACGTGATGGCGAAGACCTCGGATACGACGGTGTTCGCGTGGATCGACTTCTCCGCGCTCATGCAGCGGCGGGTGCATGTTCACCCCGTGGCGGTTGGCTCGCACGAGCTCGAGTGCCTGAGCTACGTCACGGTTGCGGCGACGGGCGGGCTCACGGTCACGACTACCGGCACGCGCTACGAGGTGGGCGCCGCGGGCGCTGCGATCGTGCGGGTGCAAATCAGCGGCGGCACCACCGCTACCGACTACATTCTCACCGTCACGGCGGTTACCACGCTTGGCCGTACCCTCACGGCCAAGGTCGAGGTACTCGTGCGCGACATGAACGCATAAGGGGGCTCCCATGGCCTATTCTGGTTTCGGTTCATTCGTTGGGTTCGGCGCGGAAAGCACCTGGGGAACGGCGGTCAGTCGTACCAAGTTCTTCCGCCTGCTCTCCTCCTCTCTCCGTCGCAACGTGTCCAAGGTCAAGCGGGAGACGCTGTACGAGGGCACCGGCCTCGTGTCGCGCCGCTCGTTCGTGGCTCAGGACGACGTGGGCGGCTCGGTGACCTTCGAGGGCACCTATGAGGACATGGGCCTCATCCTGCATCACGCGATGTGGTCGAGCTCCACGACCGGCCCCAGCGGCTCGGACTATACGCACACCTACATCCTCGGCGCGACCGCCCCGGCGGGCGGGCTGACCATCGAGATCGCACAGGGCACCGGCTCCGCGATCGTGTACGAGGGCTGTCGGATCGCCAAGATCAAGATGAGCGTCGAGGCCGGCGGGCGGTGCGTGGTGGAGATCGAAATCATCGGGCAGACCTCGGGCGCTCCCACGTCGGCGGGTACGCCCACGTTCGGCACGAACGAGGTGGAGATGGAGCACCACCAGTTCTCCCAAATCACCTGGAACTCGACGGCCTACGACCTCCGCACGTTCTCGCTGGAGCTTGACAACAAGCTGGACCGTCGGCAGGTGCTCGGGACCAAGCTGACCGCGGACCCCAAGCCCTCGGCGCTTCGCGACGTGTCCATGATGGTCAGCTCGGACTACGAGAGCGACAACTGGCAGAGCGGGCTCACCGCCCACACGCAGGCGAGCGCGGTCATCAGCGCCACCGCGTCGGCCCGGTCGATCACCTTCACCATGCACAACGCCTACATCGAGACGGATGAGATCGGCGTGAACACACACGGCGTGCTCCCCGAGTCGATCAAGCTCGTGGGCCAGAGCGACGCAACCAACCGCGGCCTCGCGGTCGTGGTCGTCAACACCCAGAGCACCGCCACCTCGTAGGAGTTCCCGTGAGCCTGATCAACAAGTGGAGCGAGGGCAAATGCAAGGTGGTCCCCATCACCCATGATGGCGCCACCGTGTACGCTCGCGTTCGAGCGGCCACTCAGGGCGAGATGCAGGCTCAGGCGCTCTTGCCCGGCAAGGCGGGCGCCAAGCCGAAGGCGACTGACCCTGAGGTCGCGACCGCCATGCACGAGCGGCTTCTGAACGCTTGCGTGCTCGCCATTGGCGAGACGGAAGCCGAACTGGAGCCTTGCACCATCCAGCGACACGAGCGCGATCCGGTTCGCCCTGGTACTCGCGGGATGCCGTTGTACGCGCTGCCCGCGGCGGTGGCCAACCAGCTTTCTGGCGTCGTCCTCGACCTGACGATTGGAGGCGGGTGGCGCGAAACGCTGGCCACCTTTCCCGGTCCCGCTGCTCGCGACGATGGACGCGATGGCGGCGAGGTATCGGGTGCTACCGTCTGAGCTGCGGGACATGAGCGCGGAGGACTTCGCGTTCAATCGCGCGGCCTACGATGCCGGGTTTGAGCGGCGGCAACTCGCGGTGCAGAGCCTCGGCGGAAAGGCTATGGCGGTGGTGGAGGTCGGCCAATGAGCACCACGGGGGTATCGTTCAAGGTCGAGGCGCAGACCCCCGGCTCCGCTTCGCTCGACGGCATGGCTCGTGCGGCGGCGCTGCTTGCCCAGCGAGAGGCAGAGCTAACCGCGCAGATGAGGGCGGCGGCGGCGGCCTCGATGTCCGTTTCCGACGCAGAGCGAGACGCGGCGCAAGCGATCCGGACGGCAACGATTGCGGTCGAGATGAAGGCCGATGCGCTTGGGCTATCGGTCGCGCAGTTGCGGGCGATGGAGGCTGCAACGTCGCAAGCGGCGGCGTCAGAGGAGCGCGCAGCCGCGGAGGCCGCGCAACTTGCGGCGGCCTTGTCGGCGGTGTCGGCAGCGGAGGAGCGGGCAGCTACGGAGGCCGCGCAACTCGCCGCACACGCTGCATCGCTCAGCACAGATGAAAGGCAACTTGCGGCCTCGATTCGCGAGACGACCGCCGCGGCCGAGATGAACGCTAAGGCCCTTGGGCTGACCGGCTCGCAATACTCGCAACTCGTAGCGGCGAAGGCGAAGGCGAAGGCGGAACAGGACAGGCTTACGGCCTCGATGGCTGCGGGCTCAAAGGGCATGGACGCCGCCGGCTACGCGGCCGGTAACCTCCGCTTCCAGATGTACGACGTTGGGCAATCGCTCGCCATGGGCATGAACCCCATGATGATCCTCGCCCAACAGGGGCCGCAAGTCGCGCAGGCGTTCACGCAAGCGAGCCAATCGGGCGCGACGATGGGCGCCACGATCAAGGCGGCGCTGGGGCCTCTCGCGGTGGCTTTGCCTGTGGTGGCGGTGGCCGCGGCTGGGCTCGCTATGGCGTACCAGGGCCTCACCGCGGAGAGCGAGTCGGCGGCGGCCGCACAAGCGGCGCTCGCGCTTGGGCTAAGCCACACCGAGGAGTTGACCCGCGAGGCCACGCGCAGCACGGCGCGGCTTCAGCTCATCATGGAGGGCGCTTCCAAGGAGGCCATCGCAGCGGCGGACACGTTCTATTCGACCGGCGATGCCTACCGCGAGGCCACGAAGGAGAGCGACGCGCTGATCGCATCGCACGTCAAGCTGCTGGAGCTGAAAGGCGTACCCGACTCGTGGGAGGAGGCCGTCGGTGGCGTTTCGCGCGGCATGGGCGACCTTGCGGACGCGATCGACCGGGTGGACGGCGGTATCTCCGGGCTCGCTGTCAACACGGGCCTATTCGCCTTCCTGTCCTCGGCGATGGACGGCGTAAGCACGAGCACGAAGGAGTTGGAACAGGAGTTGCAGGCGGCGGTTGCCGGGCAACTCAGGATGCGCGATGCGACGGACGACGTGCGCCGGTCGAAGTCGGCCGAGTCCAACGCCACGCACAAGCAGACCGAGTCGAGTAAGGCCCACCGGAAGGCGGCAAAGGAGGAAGTGGAGACGTTGCAGGCTCAGGCGCGGGCCTTGCAGGCGATTACCCTCGGTTGGATCGCATCGGCCGCCGCGGAGATGGACGCCGAGCGATTCGCCCCGCCCCCGGTGAGCGAGTGGGAAGCCCTCGCGAACCAGATTGACCAGTTGGTGCCGCAAAAGACCCTGAGCGACATGGAGAAGTTGGCCGAGCTGTCGGCGCGTGTGACTGAGGCGCTTGCGATGGGCAAGCTCACGCCCGACCAAGCCAAGGCCCTGCTGGCGCAAATCGACACGACCGGCACCGCCATCACCGCGGCGAACGTGCCGAGCACGGCCGGCACCGCGGGCAAGGTGGGGCAGGCGCTCTCCTCCCCGCTTGCGGCGGCCGTCGGCGCCGACCCTACCGGGATTGCCGCGGCGGTGCTGGCGGGCCTCCAGAGCGCCGCGAACGTGCAAAACGGCAAATCCGTGTTCACGGAGGCGGCGGACCTCATCACCGACGCGCTGGCCAACCTCGGCCCGTTCGTGGAGTCGGCGTTCGCCGCGGTGGCCGACATCATCGCGCAGGCGCCAGTATTGCTCATCCGTGCGATTCCGAGCATTCTGAGCGCGGTAACGACGGGCATCCCGAAGTTGATCGGCGCGCTGGTCGGCGCCGTCCCGGATGTAATTGTAGCCCTCGCCGGCATGATTCCCGAGATTCTGCCCGACCTACTCGCCATGTTCATCCAGTTGCTTGTTGGCGCGGTGCCTCAGTTGATCATCGGGCTCATCCAAGCGTTTACCGATCCGGCCTTCTACGTCGCCATCGCGGAAGCGTTCGCCGCGGGGATTGAGCGGGCGTTTGCGGGCAAGGATGGCGGCGCGGAGGAAAACATGATCCTCGGCTCGGGCACCACCGCGGGCGGCGGATTCCAGTTGTTCGGCGCTCAGATCGTTGCAGACGAGAAGTCGGCCGCCAACCCACGCCCGACGACGATTTGGATTCAGGCGGGCGATCTGTGGGGCGACTTCACGCGCGAGATCGGCATTGAATCCGGCAAGCTCGGGAGGACGTGATGGGTACGCCAACGCTCTACTACTACCCGACCGGCGGGCGCACGCTCGAAACGGTGGACCTCGGCGAAGAGCTCACCGACCTGACCGCGGTGCCGGCCATCCGGCGCGAGGACGCCGTAGCCCTTGACGGGTCCATGTCTACCGTCGTTCTCGGCCCGCTGTGGACCGTGCGTATCGTACTGGAGCGGTTCGGCTCCCCCGGCGCGTCAGCGTTGGAGCGCAAGTTGCAGGCGCTCGCGAACCACCTACGCCGCGGGGGCTTGTGCGGCGTGGCGCTCAACAGCGACAAAGCGTGGTGCGGGAGCCAGCGTGGCGCGACCGGACGCGGGTACACCTACGTCGCCACGGGCGGTAACGCCTTCGCCCCGTGGGCCTCGGGGGCTACGCTGGCGAGCGGCGACGAGGTGGCGGTAGAGGGTGCCCCGCCGGACTTCTCGCACGAGGTACACGGCGTCTCCTCGATGACCGGGACGCGGCAAGTCAACCTGAGCGAGCCGATCATCTTCGACCGGGTAGGCGGGTGGACCCGGCATCGTGACTTCTGGCCGGTCTGCTACATGAGCGCGGAAGAGGCGGCGAAAGACCCGATCACGCACGACCATCGGCGGAACTACACGCTCGACCTTCGCCTGGTGTTCTCGCCGGCCATGCTGGCCACGTTGCTCGGGAGCATCGGCACGGGCGCCCCGGCGGGCGCGTTCAGCGTCGGGAGCGGCGGTGGCTGGTCGCCGTCGGTGTCGAGTTACGCCAAGCTGCCCGGTGACGGGTCCATGCTCGGCGCCCCAAGCGGCTCCGCAGGGCTTGGGCTCATCACGACCCCGACCTATTCGAGCAACGGGCGCAGCCTGGAAGAGCTTACCGGGCGCAAGACGATGGGGCCGGCGCGGTGAGCTGGTCCGCCAAGTTCATTGACGATCTCGCGTCGTCGTCGCTTACGCCCGTGTGGAGGCTTCAGCGTGTTGAGCTTCACACGGAGGCGGGCGCCGAGACGCGCATCTACTCGCACTCGGGTACGCCACGGATTCGCCGGGTTCGGATCGACGGCGCCAAGCTCAACGACTACGACCTAACGACGACGTGGGGCCGTACCGTGGTCGAGCTCGTCGGCGATGACCTCGGGGCGCTTGCGGACGCAGGCCCGCGTGGCACCTTCTGGGCGCTTTACCTCGGGTTTCCCGGCTACGCAGAGTCCGACTTTCAGCGGGTGGCGTTCGGCCAGTGGCGGCAGCTCAGCGGGCGCAAGCCGGCGTGGGTGATGGAGTTGATCGACGCGGCCACCGGGCTACGCCAGCGCCCGGTCAACGAGACGGCGGGCATGACGCTGTGCTACGACCTCGACCCGGACCTGACGACCTCGACCACCGCCGACTATGTGACGGCGGACACCACGCTCACGGTGAGCAGCACGAGCGGGTTCGCGAGAGCAACGGGCGACAGCGGCATTATCCACGTCACGCCAACGAGCGGCGATGCCTTCTGGCTGCGCTGGTCGGGCAGCACGGCGACGACGTTTACCGTCACGGCCACCGACGAGCTCGGGAGCACGCGGGTTGACTCGCTCACCGGCTCCACGGTGGCGAGGGCGGCGCTGTTGGAGGCGCATCCGATCGTAATCGCGCTCCAGGTGCTCACCTCGACCGGGGGCGGCGCGAACGGAATGTGGGACGTGCTCCCGACGGCGTGGGGGCTCGCGGTGCCCATCGGCTACGTCGACTACTTCGACTCCTTCCAGTACGCTACGAAGGTGGCGATCGTATCGTCAGGCGCCTACGAGTGGAGCATCGCGCTACTCGCGCCCGAGGCGGACGCGTTCGGCTGGCTTCAGACGACGTTGCGCGCGTGCGGCTTCTTCATGACGATGCGGCAGGGGTGCCTGACCGTGCGCGCCCAACAGCAGAGCATCGCGCCGATTGCCGCGCTGACCGACTGGCAGATTACCGACGCGGACATCGTGGAGGTGTCGCAAGAGTGGTGGAGCAGCGAGCACCAGACCGAATACGGCTCGACTACGGTAGCGATGGCCTCGGCCTCGTCGTCGCACACCGGGACGGTCGTGTACCAGCGGCCCGGCGAGGTGAACTACACCTACGATATGTCGGCGATCGTGTGGAGCAACGAGGCCAACATCCGAACGGACATGCTCAACCGGCTCGTAGAGGCCAAGGAGCGCACGCCCGAGGTGCTGACGCTCACCCTGCACGGGTGGTGGTGGGCGCAGATGGCGCCGGGCGACCTCGGCCGGATCACCACCACCCGTGTGGTGTCGCGCTGGTTTGGCGCGGGCGGGTTCGCGGCGAACAGGTGCAAGGTGGTGCAGGTATCTCCGTCGTGGGATTCGGCCCCGGTGACGGAGGTTACGATCCTCGTGTACGCCTCGGAGGCTACGCGATGGGCCTGATTCCGGCCAAGCTGCGGAAGTGGATCGAAGCGGGCGCCGTGGTGGTGCGTGAGCAGGCGCGGCCGAAGATCGACGCGACCGGGTGGGGGCTCCTCTACGTTGACCAGCGGAGCGGAAAGCTGCGGATTCACACGTTGCGCGGTGGAGATCGCACGCTCGAACCCGCGGCCGGCGGCGGCTCTGGCGATGTCGTCGGCCCGTCCTCGTCGGTGGCGTCGGAGGTGGCGCTGTTCGACGGCACCACCGGCAAGCTGATCAAACGGGCAGCCATCACCGGCCTCGCCAAGCTCACGTCGGGCGTGCTCTCGGCGGCGACGACGTGGACCGGCGCAGGGCTCACGGGCACGGCCTCGCGCCTCGCCTCGTTCGATGGGAGCGGCAACCCTACCGACACCACGCTGGCCGCAGCGATGGAGGCGCTCAGCTCCACGCAGGGCGCGGTCCTGTACCGCAACGCCTCGGCGTGGGTAGCCCTCGCCGCTGGCACCGCGGGGCAGCGCCTCCGCACGGGCGGTAGCGGCGCAAACCCGGCATGGGCCGACCTGCTCGGCTTCTACGGTGACGGCAGCGACGGGGCGCTCAACTTCGACGGCGCCGCGACCGTGCTCGGCATGGCGCCGAGCAGCGGCGTCTACACATTTACGCGCGAGGTCTTCGCGACCGACGTGACGGTGGGGAGC